GAAGCGCGGCATGGTTCTTTGTCACTAAGGGCTGCCTTAATCATTCTGGCGACCTGATGCGCGTGACGAAGATTATCAACGGCGGAACGAACGGACTGGAAGATCGTCGCGCTCGCTTTGGTCAAGCTAAAACCGTACTGGTGTGAGGTTGAGATGGGGATTGAAACAATCATTGGTCTTGCCGCACTGGTTATGGCTGCAATCGCTGGAGCGTTTGGCATTGGTCATTCACGCGGAACCAGCAAAGCGGAAGCCAAAGCAGACAAGCAGCGCACCGAAGAAAAGGCTGCAGCTACTGAAGCAGTAGCCGAACGCCGGGTAGAAGCAACGAAAGAGGCCAGCAATGTACAGCAGACTGTTAACCACATGCCTGATGACGATGTTAATCGCGAGTTGCGCGGAACGTGGAAGCGTCCCGGTAGTCGCTGACACTGCCTGTGACTGGGTAAAGCCAATCTACCTGACTGATCACGACATCGACGTTATGGACCGCCAGACGAAGAAAGACATCCTGTCGCATAACAAAGCGTGGCAGGCGAACTGCCAGAAACCGACGGAGAAAAAAATTTATGAGTGAAGCGAAACCGCAGGACGGTAGCACCGTTAAGGGCTACCGCGAACTCTCTTACGGTGAAATCGGCAAGATGAACCAGTTCAAGGACATCAGCCGCCAGTTCATCAAATTGCTTCGCGAACAAATGGGCGACATCCCTCCGGGAGTCGACAGCTGGGAAGCCCAAGAGTGGATAAGACAGGCAGAGTTCGACATGAAGCGCGCATGCATGGCTGCATGTCGTGCCGTGGGCCGTCCAGATGCAGACTGTTAGGCATTACAGCAGGTATTCACTGAGTGCCTGTGATAATGACGAATTGTGGTGTACGTGTTAATCGTCAAATAAGCAGGAAAAGGCGAGCGCACCTTTACGATGGCTATCCGACTTAGATCGGCATACCCGAGCCAATACGTACACCACAACCTATCCTGGCCATTGGCATCCGCTGGTGGTTTTTTATGCGCATCGCACGCGCACATCGAAGAAAGTCTTTCAGCTGTGAGCCTGGGCAAACCGTTAACTTTCGGCGGCTTTGCCGTGCGACAGGCTCACGCCTAAAAGGAAATAAATCATGGGTAATAAAATCATTACGTTGTCCGGCGCGGCGACGGATGTTCTGTATGCGCTGTTTTTTCGTGGTGCGTTGCAGGGTGGCGATCTGCCATCTAAATCTGGCGCTGCTGAGCTTCGAGATCTGGGGTTTGCTGAAAGTCGCCATACCGCTACGAAATATCAAGAGAAAAACTTTTTTACATTCCTGACCGCTGAAGGGCAGGAGTTTGCTATTAAGCACATGGCAGATACGCACTTTGGTGTACCTGCTGGTGGTTACATCGGCAGCCCTTTAGATGCGCTGGATGAAATTGCAGATCTGCCCCGTTACAAAATCGGTAGTGATTACGCTATTCAAAAAAAAATTGCAGATGCACTCGATACCGCGCTGGCTCGCCATTATGAGCAGTTTGGCAACACCGAACCTGAAAAAACTGCGGTGGTTTTCCTTGAGCATCGCTGGGTAGCCATTCAAGGTGGCTACACTCCAGACGAAATGCGTGATGCCGTGGAACACATCAAAAGCCTCAGGAAGCAGAAAGCCGACGAAAAGGCGATGGCTGAATCATCACCATATTTCGTGAAGGACGGACAGGTATTTATTAAAGATGCTTTCATCGGCAATGCAATTAAGACCAGCGTAAAGCTTTCCCCTGAAATGGAAAAAGCGATTTCTGATGTTGTGTCAGCGGAACTGAAAAAGAATCTTAAGCCCGGCGGCGCAGTCTGGGATTGCTTACGGCGTGGAATCTGACGGGAGGTTTTATGCAGGTCACTATTGATGGTGTCCAATATGCTCCCGCCATCGCCCATTCATCACGCATCGGCATAGCCATTACCACCCACAACCGGCCGGAAGTTTTAAAGCGCGCCATTGAGCAGCACCAGAAGCATCTGCCAGCCGGTGCGCTGGTGGTGGTTATCGATGATGGTTCAAAACCTGTAGCGGTAGTACCCGATGGTGTGCAACTGCTTCGCCATGATGAATCACTCGGAATCGTTGCTTCGAAGAACGCCAGCCTTTCTGCTCTGATGGCTGCCGGGTGTGAGCATTTATTTTTATGGGATGACGATGCGTATGCCATCGCCGATAACTGGCATCTTCCCTACATCGAATCACCTGAGCCGCACCTCGCTTATCAGTTCCTTGATCTGGCTGGTCAGCACAAGCTAAACGATATTGCGGTGCTTTATCGTGACGATCAGCATGTGGCGTATACGGGGCAGCGCGGCGTGATGCTGTATTACCACCGTAGCGCCATCGAGAAGGTGGGCGGATTTGATCCCGTTTATGGTCGCGGTATGTACGAACACAGCGACCTTGCCCTGCGCATCCATAACGCCGGAATGACTACGTGGGCTTACGCTGATGTGGTCGGTTCAGAAAAGCTGATTCATTCTCTCGATGAGCATGAGGCTGTAGAGCGTTCGGTACCGAGGCCAGACCGACAGGCGCTGGTGGAACGTAACGTGAAGATTCACAACGAACGGCGTGATACCGGGTATACCGGTTATGTTGAATACCGGCAGCAGCGCGACGTGGTAATCACAACGCTGCTCACAAGTCAGCCTGACCCGCAGCGCGGTACCAAACTGACGGCCTCGCCTGACATGCTGGCTAAATGGGCCGCATCACTCCGGCAGTGTGGACGTATCGCGCTGGTGGATGAACTGCAGGCAGCCCCGGCAGATGTTGAACTTCACCGCGTCCCTAACGTGAAGATGAATGTCTACTTCCGGCGCTGGCTGCATATTTGGCAGCATTTACGCGATCACCCTGAATACCGGTTCGTCTGGTGTACCGATGGTACCGATGTCGAAATGCTGCGCGCGCCATGGGATGAAATGCAGCCCGGGAATGTTTACGTCGGTTCTGAACCGAAGACCTACGCTGACACCTGGGCAAAGCAGAATCATCCTGAGCGTATCTATCAGGAGTTCATTGAAGCGCACCGCAACGATGTGATGCTTAACGCTGGCCTGCTGGGTGGTACCCGCGCTGATGTAATGGCGTTCGCTCACGGCATCATCCGTCTTTACTACCGGATCGAGAGTTATCGTTTCTGGAAGAAAGAACAGGCTGGCGCAGCGGTGGGTGACATGCTGGCATTCGGTATCGTTGCACAGTCATTCGCTGACAGGCTGGTCACCGGCCCTCTGGTTCACACCGTTTTCAAGACTGATGGTATCGGTAAGGAGGCCGCATGGTGGAAACACAAGTGAAGTTTGTTGTGGTTGGTCATCATTCCCGGATAGGGCATGCACAACGTCTTGCCACGATGTTGGATGCTCATCTGCTGATTGACGATGGTAACCATGGCGCGAACTGGAATCATCGACGCGCCCTTGAATGGGCAGCAGAACAAACATGCCGGGTAATTGTTGTTGAAGATGATGCTCAGCCTTCAGGCAGTCTTACTGGGCTGGTGATAGGTCACTGGCTAAACCGCTTCCCTGATTCTCTGGTGAGTTTTTATCTCGGTACAGGCCGACCACCTCAGTATCAAATGCAGATAGCCGAGCGGCTGATTGTTGCTGATAAAACTCAGGCTGACTACATCACTCTGCCGCGACTGATACACGGGGTGTGCTATAGCGTACCTCCGCAACATATTAACCGCGTGCTGTCTCGATGGGATAACAGTAAGCCCGCTGATTATGCCGTGGGTGATGCCTGGGGTGGTGCAGTGGTCTATCCGTGTTACTCGCTGGTGGACCATGCAGACTTTGAATCAGTCGAGTGTCACCCTGACTCAGCGCCACGAACAGAACGCCGCAGGGCGTGGAGATTAGCCTGATGCCTGCGTTAATACCGAGAGCATGCCGCAAGCGTGGCTGTCCTGGAACAACCACAGACCGCTCAGGCTATTGTCCCAGGCATCTTAACGAAGGCTGGCAGCAGCATCAGCGAGGACAGAGCAGGCACCAGCGCGGTTATGGCAGTAAGTGGGACAGGCTGCGCCCAATCGTTCTCGACAGGGATAAACACCTCTGTCAGGAATGCCTGCGAAATGGAAGGTATACACCCGCTGAGACGGTGGACCACATCACCGCCAAAGCAAATGGGGGGACCGATGACCTGTCCAACCTTGAAAGCCTCTGCAAGCCCTGCCACAGGGCGAAAACAGCGGTCGAAAGACTCAAATGACATCAATTCTCATTTGAATCGACCGAGGGGGAGGGCGGGTTGAAAGTTCAGGAACGACGCGCCATAGGACCGCCGCCTAACCTCTTTTCACATCGCCGCAGGTTAGAAAACTTTTTTTAGGGGTCCCCCATTCGACGATTAATAGGAGTTTTCGATTATGTCAGGACCACCGAAAACCCCGACCCATCTACGTTTGGTGAGGGGTAACCCATCAAAACGCCCGATCAATGAGAACGAACCAAAACCCGCTGCAGGGGTACCCCCAACGCCGAAGCATTTCGACAAGCAGGGGAAATACTGGTTTAAGCGGATGGCCGACGAGCTCGATGCTATCGGTGTGATGTCCCAACTGGACGCCCGCGCCCTTGAGTTGCTGGTTGAGGCATATACCGAATACCGGCACCACTGCGACACGCTTGAAATTGAGGGATACACCTACCGGACCGAAACGCAGAGCGGGGACGTGATGATCAAAGCTCACCCGGCGGCCATCATGAAAGCTGATGCCTGGAAACGTCTGCGCGCCATGCTCGGTGAGTTCGGTATGACGCCAGCGAGCCGATCTAAAGTGAATGCAAAAGGCCCTGATGCGGTTGATCCGCTGGCCGAGTTTATGAAAGCGAGGGATTAATGGCTAAGGTTGCAGAAGGCATCCGCTACGCCGAGAGGGTAGTGGCGGGGGAAATAATTGCCTGTGAGTTTGTGCGCCTTGCCTGTCAGCGTTTTCTTGACGATCTGGCACACGGCGAAGAACGCGGAATTTTCTTTAGTGAGCCGCGCGCGCAGCATATCCTGAATTTCTATAAGTTTGTGCCTCACGTGAAGGGCGCGCTGGCAGGCCAGCCTATTGAGCTGATGGACTGGCATGTTTTCATCCTGATTAATATTTTTGGTTTTGTTATCCCGCTGGTTAACGAAGAAACAGGAGAAACCATCCTGCGCAACGACGGCAGCGGTCGGCCGGTGATGGTTCGGCGCTTCCGTACAGCAGATGTTGAGGTGGCCCGTAAAAATGCCAAGTCAACACTTTGCTCAGGTGTTGGGCTGTATATGGCTGGCGCCGACGGCGAGGGCGGTGCGGAGGTTTATTCCGCTGCTACCACCCGTGACCAGGCGCGAATTGTTTTTGAAGACGCGAAGAATATGGTCAAGAAGGCGAAAGCCACCCTTGGGCGGCTCTTCGAATTCAACAAGCTCGCTATCTACCAGGAGCAGACGGCCTCCAAATTCGAGCCATTATCATCAGATGCGAACAACCTCGACGGCCTGAACATCCACTGCGCCATTGTCGACGAGCTGCATGCACATAAAACCCGTGATGTATGGGACGTTCTGGAGACGGCCACCGGCGCGCGCCTGCAGTCGTTGCTTTTCGGTATCACCACCGCCGGCTTTAACAAAGAGGGCATCTGCTACGAACTGCGTGATTACGCCATCAAGGTGCTACGTGGGCTGGTAAAAGACGATACTTTTTTTGCCATCATCTACACCTTAGATGAAGGTGACGATCCCTTTGATGAAAAAGTCTGGCAGAAGGCGAATCCGGGGCTGGGTATCTGTAAGCGCTGGGATGATCTGCGCCGCCTGGCAAAAAAAGCGAAAGAGCAGGTTTCGGCCAGGATTAACTTTTTCACCAAGCACATGAATATCTGGGTTACGGCTGAGTCTGCCTGGATGGACATGATGAAATGGGAGAAATGCGAGTTTATCGCCCCACAGCACGAACTTAAAACCTATCCCTCCTGGGTGGGCGTTGATCTGTCAAACAAAATTGATATCTGTGCGGCCGCCAAAGTCTGGCGCGCGCCGGATGGCCATGTTCATGCGGATTTTAAATTCTGGCTACCTGAAGGACGCCTTGAGAAATGTTCACGCCAGATGGCAGAGCTTTATCGTAAGTGGGCCGAGATGGACAAGCTGATCCTTACCGACGGGGATGTAATCGACCATGCTCAGATTAAGGAAGAGCTACAGGTGTGGGTTGCTGGTGAGAGCCTGAAAGAAATTGGCTTCGATCCGTGGAGTGCGACGCAGTTCAGCCTTGCGCTGGCAGAAGAAGGGTTGCCGCTGGTGGAAGTGCCGCAGACGGTTCGCAATTTCTCTGAGGCGATGAAAGAGGTCGAGGCACTGGTATACGGTGGCCGCTTCCATCACAGCGATCACCCGGTAATGAACTGGATGATGTCTAACGTAACCGTCAAACCTGACCGGAACGAGAACATTTTCCCGAACAAATCCACACCAGAGGCCAAGATTGATGGCCCGGCGGCATTGTTCACAGCAATGAGCCGCGTTCTGGTTAACGGTGGCAACGACCAGCAGGATCTCTCCGGATTCTTCAATAATCCCATCATGGTAGGTTTCTGATGAAAAAAAACAAACAGCCAGGCAGGGTGAAAAGCGCTCTTCTTAACTGGCTCGGTGTGCCTATCAGCCTGACTACCGGCACGTTCTGGGAGGAATGGTTTGGCACCAGCAGTAGTGGGAAGGTGGTGACGGCCGATAAAGCCATCCAGTTATCGGCTGTGTGGGCATGCGTAAGGCTGTTAAGCGAGTCTATTTCAACCCTTCCGCTGAAAATATACGTTAGACAGCCTGACGGTTCGCGTAAAGCAGCAACCGATCATCCGGCTTATTCGATACTTTGCCGCCGACCCAATTCAGAAATGACACCATCACGCTTTATGTTGATGGTGGTCGCCAGTATTTGTCTGCGCGGTAACGCCTTCATTGAGAAGAAATTCATCGCAAATCGCCTTGTTTCGCTGGTGCCTTTGCTGCCGCAGAACATGGTGGTTAAACGTCTCACTACCGGTGCTCTGGAATACAAATACACCGAAAACGGTAGCGAACGCGTCATTCCCATCAAAAACATCATGCACATTCGTGGATTCGGTCTGGATGGTGTTTGCGGCATGATGCCAATGAAAACAGGCCGCGATGTGATCGGTTCTGCAATGGCGGTAGAAGAGTCTGCGGCAAAAATATTCGAGCAAGGGTTACAAAGCTCTGGCTTCCTGACAGCGGAACAAGCATTAAACGATGAGCAGAGGGAAAGGCTCCGGGAGTACATGGCAAAGTTCACCGGCTCAAAGAACGCCGGGAAAATAATGGTGCTGGAGGGAGGGCTAAAGTACCAAGGCGTTACCATGAATCCTGAAGACGCCCAGATGCTGGAAAGCCGCTCTTTCAGTATTGAAGAAATCTGCCGCTGGTTTCGCGTGCCGCCTTTCATGGTTGGACACACCACAAAACAAAGCAGCTGGGCATCAAGCCTGGAAGGAATGAACCTGCAGTTCCTGACTCATACACTTCGACCACTGCTGGTGAATATTGAGCAGGAAATTGGCCGGTGCTTACTCGACAGTGACGATGAAGTGTTTGCAGAATTCTCTGTTGAAGGTCTACTGCGAGCGGATAGTGCTGGTCGCGCGGCATATTATACCAGCGCGCTTCAAAATGGCTGGATGTCCCGTAATGACGTTCGTCGTCTTGAGAACATGCCGCCGATTGAAGGGGGAGACATTTACACCGTTCAGCTCAACCTGACGCAACTGAAAAATCTCGAAAGCAGCAACCCTGCTGTTCAGTCCCTTGCCCTGAGAGAGCTGCATAACCACGTATTCCCAGACATTTCCTTTGAACAATCTCCGCTGAAACAGGCCGCTTAGGAGCACTTTCCTGATGAGCAAAAAACAACTTCCGGTAGCACCGGCGGGTCGCCCCTGCGCGCGCGTTACCTGTGAAACATTACCGTCCGCACTAGACCGCTGGGACGGTGGGATAAAAGCTGCGGCCGCCGACGACAACAGCATTTCTATTTTTGATGTTATCGGGCAGGACTACTGGGGCGAAGGGGTAACAGCTAAACGCATTGCCGGTGCGCTTCGGGCAATGAACGGTGCCGACGTTACGGTGAATATCAACTCTCCGGGCGGCGACATGTTTGAAGGTTTGGCAATTTACAACCTTCTCCGCGAATACGAAGGCCGTGTGACGGTGAAGGTTCTGGGTATTGCCGCCAGTGCCGCCTCGATCATTGCGATGGCCGGGGATGATATTCAGATTGGCCGTGGTGCCTTCCTGATGATTCACAACTGCTGGGTATATGCGATGGGAAACCGTCATGACTTTGCTGAACTGGCACAGTCACTGGAACCCTTCGACACCGCCATGGCTGACATCTACGCTGCGCGTTCCGGTCTGGATATGGCCGCCGTACAGAAGTTGATGGATGCGGAAAGCTATATCGGTGGCAGTGATGCTGTGGCGAAGGGACTGGCAGACAGCCTGCTTTCTGCTGATGCGGTCAGCGATGGTGACGAATCTCCCGCCGCCGCGCTGCGAAAACTCGATGCCCTGCTGGCCAAGACCAATACCCCGCGCTCTGAGCGCAGAAAACTCATTAAAGCCTTATCCGGTGGCATGCCTGGCGCTGTCACCACCAACGACGGTACGCCGGGCGCTGCCGAAGACATCAAACCTGAAACCATCAATTCACTTGAAAACGCCCTGGCGGCGCTAGTCAAATAAGGACCCTTTATGTCTGAAGTAAACGATATTCTGAAAAAAGTCACTGCCAGCATTGAAGAGGCAACCGGCAAGTTCAACGCGAAAGCAGAAGACGCACTCAAAGAGGCGCAGAAATCCGGCAAGCTGTCAGAAGAAACAAAGGCAGCCGTTGATAAAATGGCTTCTGAGTTCAATGCCCTGCGCGAAGCAGAAAAAACGCTTAAGGCGGCGATGGGGGATCTGGAGCAACATGTTGCCCAAATGCCGCTGGCTAATGCGAAGCATGTTGTGGAATCAATCGGCCAGCAGGTGATCTCTGCTGAAGCGCTGAAAACCTTTGCTGCCGGCGTTGAAGGCGGCAAACGTATCAGCATCCCTGTGAAGGCCGCACTGACTTCTGCAGATGTGCCTGATGGCGTCGTCGAACCCCAGCGCATTCCGGGCATCGATACGGCACCAAAACAGCGCCTGTTCATTCGCGATCTGATAGCGCCTGGCCGCACTTCCTCCCCGGCTATTTTCTGGGTGCAGCAGACAGGCTTTACCAACAACGCGAAAGTGGTTCCTGAAAATACGCAGAAACCATACAGCGACATTGAGTTTACGCCGAAAATCACTGGCGTAAGCACCATCGCCCACCTGTTCAAAGCCTCCAAGCAGATCCTGGATGACTTCGCACAGCTGCAGTCAACCGTTGATGCCGAAATGCGCTACGGGCTGAAGTACGCGGAAGAGCAGGAAATTCTCTTCGGCGACGGTACCGGTGTCCACCTGCATGGCATCGTTCCTCAGGCGTCAGCGTTTGATCCTGCTTTCACTGTTGAACAGCAGAGCGGTATTGACGATCTGCGTCTGGCAATGTTGCAGGCGCAGCTGGCGCGCTTCCCTGCATCGGGTCACGTTCTTCACTTCATTGACTGGGCACGGATTGAGCTGACAAAAGACAGTCTGGGCCGTTACATCCTGGCTAACCCGGCGGCACTGACTGGCCCGACACTGTGGGGTCTGCCGGTTGTTGCAACGGAAGCGGCAGCCTTCCAGGGTAAATTCCTGACCGGTGCATTCAACGCTGGCGCGCAAATCTTCGACCGCGAAGATGCGAACGTGGTGATCTCCACGGAGAACGCCGACGACTTCGAGAAAAACATGATCACCATCCGTTGCGAAGAACGTCTGGCGCTGGCTGTGAAACGCCCTGAGGCGTTCGTGTACGGTTCATTCAGCACCGGCGCGGGGAGCTGATAAATATTGCGGCCTTCAGGCCGCTTTTTTTGGGGCAAACAAATGCTTGATCAGAGTGTGGTGAAACAGCATTGCCGCATTGATATCGACTTTACGGGTGATGATGCTCTGCTGGAGATTTACACAGGTGCGGCGGCGCGTCACGTCCAGACATGGACAAGGCGAACGCTCTATGAAAATCAAAGCTCCCCTGGCTACGCAGATGACCCGGATCCGATTCTACTGAATGATGATGTTAAAGCGGCCATGTTATTGCTGATAGGTCACTGGTATGCCAACAGAGAGACAGTGTCCGTAGGACAAACCGTGGCAGAGGTCCCGTTTGCAGTTGAAGCATTGCTGCAACCATACCGCATTTACGGGGTGTAAAAATGTCCTGTTCAGGATGCGCTGAAAGGCGAGAGTGGTTAAAAAAATGGGTGAAAATTGCATATGAACGAGCTACAGGCAAACGAACTTATAGCGGCGCTACGCGAACAGACAGCAGCGCAAATGGCACAAACGGACGCGATAAACCGACTGGTTGATTCGAATGTGGCACTATGTGACCTCATTATCCAGTCTCTGGCTGAACATGACACCATCGAAATTTCTACGCTTGATGATTTGAAGCCACAATACCTCAGCCAAAAAGCAAGGGGGTAGTATGCAGGCCGGGAAATTACGGCACCAGGTCACAATCCAGGAGCCGGTGACGGCACAGAATCCTGATTCAGGAGCTGTAAATAAAACCTGGCGTGATGTCGCAATTGTCTGGGCAGAGGTTTCCCCGTTGTCTGCCCGTGAATTTATCGCGGCGCAGGCATCACAGGGAGAAATCAATACCCGTATAACGATTCGCTTCCGTACCGGGATTACTTGCAAACATCGCATCCTTTTTCGCGGTGGTATTTACAATATCGAAGGTGTTTTACCTGATCCAAAAAGCGGGAATGAATATCTTACTCTTCCGTGTTCAATGGGTGTAAGCGATGGATGACAGGGTCGAATTTAAACTTACGGGCATTGATTCTTTACTTGGGAAACTGGACGCCATACAGAACGAGACCAAGCGCAAGTCAGGAAGGGCAGCTTTAAGAAAAGCGGCTAATGTTATCCTTGAGCAGGTAAAGCAGAATGCCATGCGATTAGACGATCCCCACACAGCGCGCAAAATCTCCAATAATGCTGCCGTTCGCTGGAATAACAGACGCTATAAACAAACAGGTGACTTGGCTTTCAGGGTGGGAATTCTTCAGGGAGCAGTTCTGAAGAAAGACCCAAGCCTGGCAAAAGATGCGCCCACGCCACACTGGCGTTTACTGGAGTTTGGCACCGAAAAAATGTCACCCAAACCTTTGGTTAGAGCAGCTGCGAATTCACGCATGAATGAGGTTTTTACAACCTTTTCTGTGAACTTTGAAGCCGGTATAGATCGCGCTATAAAACGTGCCCAGAAAAAGGGAACATCAGCATGATAGCCCCAATATTTACAATATGCTCTGCCAGTTCTGATGTTGTTAACCTGCTTGGTTCAAGCCCTGTCAGGCTGTATCCATTTAAGCTGCAGACGGATCAAATAGTCTATCCCTATGCGGTTTGGTCAAACCTTCCTGGTGGGGGGCCTGAAAATTATTTAAAGCAGCGTCCAGATGCTGACTCATTTTCCATTCAGGTTGACGTGTATGCGAAAAGTGCAGAAGAAGTAATCGCTGTCGCCAAAGCATTACGCGATGCAATTGAGCCTCATGCTTATATCGTCAGGTGGGGTGAGCAGGACCGGGATGATGAAACCAAAAGTTACCACTATTCATTTGATGTCGACTGGATAGTCCCCCGATAAAGTAACCTTCCACAAACCCGCTTAGGCGGGTTTTTTTATGTCCGGAGATAATTATGTCTGTACTGACGCAGGGAACCCAGCTGTATGGGTTAATTCGTGGGGTAATCCACGAGATTGAATGTATTACCAACTTTAACCCAGGTACCAACCCCGCTGACCAGATTGAAGATACTTGTCTGAGTGAGCGTAACAGCAAGAAGTTCAAGAAGGGACTTCGCACGCCAGGGCAAGCATCGGCAACGATTAACGCCGATCCGAAAAACGAATCACATTTCTTAATGTGGCAACTTGCTGAAGATGACCAATATCAGGATGAAGTTATCCAATGGGCTATTGGCTGGTCTGATGGTGAAAGCGCTCCAACGCTGGTTAATGGGGAAATGGACCTACCACCTGACAGAACCTGGTACACCTTCCAGGCGTATGTCAGTGACTTTCCGTTTGACTGGCAGCAGAACACGGTTGTAACGACGGCCGCAACTCTGCAGCGCAGCGGAGCTGGTGTCTGGGTTCGCAAGGTCGAATCCGGGAGTTAATGAAAAAATATGCGGGGGGATTGCTCCCGCTTTTTAATGGAAGATGATTATGAAACTGACTCTTGATACTCTGAAAAGCTCAGGTGCGTTTACTGGTCGTCCGGTAGAAAAAGAAATTACCTGGAAAGATAAGGATGGGGTAGAGCACACCGCAACCACTTACGTTCGCCCATTAGGATTCCACTCTGCAAAATTTGATTTGCTGGCCATGAATGGAAAATCAGACGGTGTAGCCTGTCGTATCGCGTCTTCAATCTGTGACGAAGACGGAAACCCAGTTCTTACACCAGATGATGTTACTGGCCATGCTGATCCTGAGCGCGGCGCACTGGATGGGAACATGACTATTGCGCTTCTTGTGGCTATTCATGAAGTGAATAACATGGGAAAGGAGAGCTCAGCGCAGAAGACGAATTCTGGTGTGAATTAGTCCTGAATGGCATCGGTGGAAGGACCATTGCTGAAGCCCAGGAGTTATTGAGTATCAGGGAATATCAGATTTGGTCAGCGTACCGTTCTAAATTTGGCAGCCTTAACCCAATGATGCGCACTGAGTGGGCTGCCGGTTTGGTTGCTTCTGTGCTGGCAAACGTCAACCGGGGAAAAGATACCCCACCTTTCAGCATTACCGACTTCACCCCCCACATCAACGCGCCCGCGATCACTCTCGAAGAGGCCATGAAGGAGTGGACATAAATTATGGCTGGGAAAAATCTCGGTACACTCACAATCGACCTGATTGCAAAAACGGGTGGATTTGTTGCAGGTCTTAATCAGGCAGAACGCGCCTCCGAAAAGTGGAGCAAACAGGTACAGGATGATGCAGCATCTGCTGGCGCTGCACTAGCAGGCATTGGTGCGGCAGCTGTAACTGCTGGTCTGGCTGTCGGGGCGGCTGGTTTTCAGCTACTGAAAAGCACTTCCAAGCAGATTACCGAAACAGATCGCTGGGCAAAATCTTTAAGAATATCGACTCAGGAACTTTTGGCCTGGCAATTTGCAGCTGAAAAGGCAGGCGTATCTGGAGATCAGATGGCCGATATCTTTAAAGATATTGGCGATAAGATTGGCGACGCGGTTCTTAATAAATCAGGCGAGGCTGTTGACGCGCTGAATGCTCTCGGTCTGTCTGCTGAGAAATTATCCAAAGTAAGCCCTGACAAACAGCTTCTGGCTATTGGTGAGTCACTGAGTAAGATCGGGACCAATGCCGAGAAAACTACCATTCTGGAAAGTCTTGGTAATGACCTTTCAAAGTTGCTTCCGCTGTTTGATAACAATAATGAAAAACTGAAACAGTTTATTGATCTGGCTAAAGACTACGGAGTAGCGCCAGACCCTTCATCAATAGATGATCTGGTGAAGGTGAACCAGTTATTCGAAGACATGGAAGCTCAGGTTGCCGGGTTAAAAATGGAGATTGCTGCAGGGCTGGCAAAAGTCGACCTGACTCCATTGCAAAACTCTCTCGATAAGCTTCACGATGTATTAACCGATCCTGTTGTGCTTCAGGGAATTTCAGACCTGGTATCTGAGGTTGCTCAACTGGCTGGATGGCTTGTTAAAGCGGCGGCTGGGGCTGGTCAACTTGCCGCTAGTACCGGCAATCGCTTTGCTGCACTTAGTGGGAAAATTGACCTGAACAATATTGATCAGGTTAACGAGAGAATCGCATATCTTCAAAAAAATCTTGAGGGAAGGAAGGGTTTTTACTCTCAGGATAAATCAATGTTCGCCTGGTTCACCGGTGGCGATGACAGTGTTAAAACCCTGAATGATGAGCTGAACACACTCATTCAAACCAGAGATAAGCTTGCTAAACCCGTTATTGGCCCACTTCCTCTTGGCGCTGCTACTGTCGGAACCGGAAAGCCATTTGCTCTTCCTCCGGGAGGTACTAACGGGAAAGTAACGCCTGATGCAAACGCCAAAAAACTTGAATCTGCTTTCAAGTCACTTGAAACAAGTTACCAGCGCCAGATCGCGTTAATTGACGTAACCGGTAAAAAAAATCAGGAAGTAACCGAGGTTGAAAAACTCAGATTCGATTTAACAACTGGCAAACTAACCGGCATTAATTCCGCACAGCAGGAGAGACTTCAGCAGTTAGCTACTGAGGTTGACAGGCTAAATGCCCTCAAAAAGGCCAATGAAGAGAATCTGAAACTCGCTGAGTTCGCGGCAAACCTCCGAAAACAAAATCTAAACGATAAGTCTGCCAATGATGCCGAATTCGTTGGTGCTGGCATGGGCAAGAAAACCCGGCAGCGCATGCAGGAGTTGCTGGATATTCAGAGCGGATTTCTTGAGAAACAAGCCGACCTCCAGAAGCAGTATCAGAGTGGAGACATTACAAAATCTCTCTATGACAAGGAAACTCAGGCGCTGCAGGATGCTCTTAATGAGCGTCTTGAAATACAGGAAGACTACTACCAAAAATCTGATGACAAGATGGGGGACTGGCAAAGCGGAATATTCGACTCGCTGAATGATTACGCTGAAAAGTCTTCTGATTACTATCAGATTGCTGCAGATGGTATGACTTCGATACTTGACAGCGCGACCTCATCAATAGCTGACAACCTTCAGGATTTGATTACAGGCGCTGAAAATGTCGGTGATTTCTTCAGTAATATCTTTGCCGATCTTGGGCAGACAGTTATTAAAACTCTTACTGAGATGGCAGCTCAATGGTTAGTTTACCAGGGCGTTCAGCTTCTCGTCGGCAAGACGGCGCAGGCGTCAGCAGCCGGAACTCTGATCGGCAATGCGCAGGCAACTGCATTTCAGGCACAACTTGCTGCATATGCTTCTACAGCGGCAATTCCCATCATTGGTCCTGCTTTAGCTCCAGGCTCTATGGCTGCTGCTGCTGCTATCACCGCCCCTCTGGTTGCGGGAGTTAGCGTGTCAGCCCTTTCAGGTATGGCTCACGATGGTATTGAGAATGTACCTGAAACAGGAACATGGCTTTTACAGAAAGGTGAGCGAGTTACCACTGCTAAGACCAGCGCAAAACTGGATGCCACGCTGGAGCGTGTTAATAAACAATCCACCGCACAACAGGCCGGGAATATTACCGTTCCTATAGAGATCCATGGAGACCCTGACCAGCGAACGCTCTTACTGATAGAGGACGCTGTCAAACGTGGCGCGGTCCTCGGTCATCAGATGACCGCCAACGATCTTTCTGCCGGGACAGGAAAAGCTTCAAAAGCTCTTAATAGTGGATGGACTGCATCGAGGAAGAGGGGCTAATGGCTATCACAACCAGTATTAACTACCCGCACGATTCGCTTCCTGTACCTCTTCAGGAGGGTTATGGACTAAAGCCGGTAAGCCCCTTACTCAGAACGTCATTAACATCAGGCCGCGCCAGACAGCGTAGACGCTATATGTCTACTCCGACGATGGCCAGTGTGACATGGACATTCACTGATGTGGAGGCTCAGACGTTTGAGGCATGGTTCCGTGATGCAATAACTGACGGTTCAGCATGGTTCAATATGAAGCTACGCACACCCGGTGGTGAGTCTTCAAAAGTTTGTCGATTCACGGATATCTACCAGGGTCCAAACATTATAGGGGGAAACTACTGGCAGTACACCGCTGAGTTAGAACTTTATGATCGTCCCATTGTGCTTCCTCCACCATGGGGCCAGTTCCCGGAATTTATTACCGGGATGGATATCATCGACATTGCGCTTAACAGGGAGTGGCCAGCAGCATGACTGTATTAAACAGACTGTATGCCAGCAGTGGTAATGAGGTGATCATTGATACTCTGCAGATAACAGTAGGTGGCGTCGATTATTGGTTAACACGTGGATGGGACGATATCACGGTGACACTGGAAAACGGGCAACAGGCAACGTTCATCGGTTCAGCGATTGATATTGCCTTGCCAGCCCGAAACGCTGATGGTACGCAGGACCTGAAATTTGCCATCAGCAATATCGACGGGGTGGTTTCAACGGCTATCAGAAACGCGCTTGATAATCTGAGCAATGCCAGCCTGACATTCAGGCGTTACGTTTCATCAGACCTTACGGCACCCGCCGCACCACCTTATACCCTGGCGATTAAAAACGGGTCATGGACTGCAACTGAGGTCCAGATTACAGCAGGATATATGAATATACTCGATACTGCGTGGCCCCGTTACCGTTACACACTTCCTGACTTCCCTGGTCTTCGTTATCTGACGTAAGGACTACTCATGTTTGATCCAGATAAGTACCGTTCAGTCACCTGGCTGAAAGGCGGCCGCGTTTACCCAGAACTTGACTGTTTCGGAATAGTTAACGAAATCCGCCGTGACCTCGGTTTGCCTTTGTGGCCTGAGTTCTCCGGGGTGACAAAGGACGATAACGGACTTGACAGAGAAGCTCGTGGTCTGATGTCAGAACTGACTAGATGTGAGCCAACTCCCGGGGCCGGTATTGCATGTTATTCGGGCGGGATGGTCACGCATGTTGGTATTGTCGTCGATATTGGCGGTTCTCTGTATGCAGCTGAGTGCAACCCTAAATCCAATGTCACATTTCTTCCCTTGTCTCGTTTTGAACGTCGTTTTGTGAAAGTGGAGTATTACCAGTGACAATCAGAATTTACCCGTCAAGGCTGCCAGGTGAGCCGCTGGAAACTCATGAGCATGGTGGTGTAAGCCTTTCAGGCTGGCTAACTGAAAACGTTGAAGGTTGGACTCTCGAAAGAGAACACCCAATTTCAATTGAAGTAAACAACAAGCCAGTTCCGCCAGACCAGTGGCAAGGCTTGATTATTCAGCCGGAAACCGACGTTAAAATCTATCCGGTTCCATACGGTACAGGTCTGGAGATAGCTGCGTGGGCCGCAGTTGCGGTTGCGGTGGCGAGTGCTGCGTATTCCATCTTTATGATGAGCAACATGCAAACTGGAGGTTATAGCCAGCCAGGTAACGGCGATCAGATTGACCTCAACCCGGCGAAAGCGAATACCGCCAAACTCGGTGATCCAATTCGTGAAATTTTCGGCAAGTACCGCGTATGGCCAGATTACGTTGTACAGCCGGTAAGTCGTTTCGTTAACGAAAAAGACATGATTACCAGCATGTTTCTGAATATTGGAATTGGCCGTTTTGCCCTTCCTGCGACAGAAATGCGCATTGGTAATACTCCGTTTGCTGCGTTTGGGGAAGATGTTTCTTATACCATCTATCCGCCTGGCGCGGATGTTTCTGCTGATACCCGGACCGAAAACTGGTTTAACTCACCTGAAGTTGGAAACACAACCTCTGGAACTGCGGGGCTTGATCTTGGTTCAAGCGGACCAGAGACAGTCAGTGTAGTTTCGGAGGCTATTTTATTTAATACCAATACGGTTACGCTGATTGGTTCATCATCAAGTTCTGAAGATACGGAAATCCCTCCTTCCTGGACCACTGGCACCATTATTGATATTGAAGCCCCTGACACTTACTCAATAGATATTAACAACGGCTACAGCGTTATTTATGGATCTGTTTCTGAGATGGCTCCTGTTGTAGGGATGGCCATGACGCTTGAAGTGAATAACGATACGTTTGATTTATTTGTAGCTGAGTATAGCCCAGCGGTTCCGGCAGTTCCGGGTGTAGGCGGCAGTACAGCGAGCATTGCGGCCAGCGCATCACCAACAACTTATGATTTCAGTAGCACCCCTCAGACCTTTACCATCACCTGGAAAACCGTAACGTATACAGTTTCCCTTACCAGTAATTATGTAACGATGAGCGGGCTTGTTAACGCCATAACAAGCCAACTTGGAGCATCAGGTTTAAGGGCACGTGATAATTCTGGAAGAGTGGTAATTGACGAACAAAGCAGCCCGTTTGCTGGTGGATCGATTACGCATAGCACATTGCCGGTAAGTGTGTTTGGAAGCGCTCCGGTTGATACTGCAGGGGTTAAATCAACTGGTGGAACTGCTGCTGTTCCAGCCAGTATCCGGCTCGCCTATGATTCAGCAACCGGAACAAAATTTGTCGGGATTCCTGTCGGGGCTCAGCGGCTTACGTTATACCCAACAGAATACAGCTATAAAATTACTGATATTTCTGGACTAACCATTACTGTAAGCCGGGTGAAAATATCAACTGATGGTTCTGGTAACACAGTTGTCACTGACGATCCGTCTTGGACAGGATTTATTCAGCGCACTGTTCTTGATGGTTCAGTTACCGGAATTAATGATGACTATGACTGGATAGGCCCGTTCCTTACTTGTCCTGATGGCGAGACCACAAACTGTATTGAGGTTAACCTTAACTTTCAAAATGGACTGGCAAAATATAACAGCAAGGGAAAGAAGAGATCCAAGACGGTTGGTATTTATATTCAGTACCGTATTGCCGGTGCCATCGACTGGACTACTTTAGAGTTGGAATATACAAGGAGCGTGGAAGACCAGATAGGGTTTACCAGAGTGATCGATGTTACCCCAGGGCAATATGAAATCCGTATGCGAAGGAAGGAAGCCCCTGCTGGTGGTTCAACTCGCGATCAAGTTTATTGGCAGGCGCTACGCTCACGCTTACCAAAAAGACCAACAAGCTATCGGGATATAACGACGATAGCTCTGAGCATCAGAACAGGGAACCGACTGGGCGCTCAGTCTGACAGGCGTGTGAATGTCACTCCAACCCGTCAATATGATGAAGGCGGTTCCAGAAGCATCAGCGCAGCCCTTTATCATGTGCTCAAGTCGCTTGGATATAACGATACTGAAATTGACACTACTGAGATTGATGCTCTTGAGGCAAATTACTGGACCCCGCGAGGCGAGACATTTGATTTCGCAACAACGGATACGGTTTCTGCACTGGAAATGCTAAAGACCATCACTAATGCAGGTATGGGTTATTTCCTTCTTTCTGAAGGGATGGCATCAGCCGGAAGGGAAGGGGTAAAACCATGGACGGGGATGATCACCCCACAGGAAACAACTGCTGAATTAACGACATCATTCAAAGCACCTAATGAAGACGATTATGACGGCGTTGATGTGACATACATTAATGAACTCACATGGGCAGAGGAAACTGTTCAGTGCCGGTTACCTGATAAACCAACGCCTGTAAAAGTTGAGAATTTCAAGCTTGATGGCGTTCTGAATCAAGATAGAGCTTATCGTATTGGAATGCGGCGGTTACTTGGCTATCAGTACCAGCGCCTTTCCCATGACACATCGACTGAAATGGACGCGCTCTGCTATGAGTTTATGGACAGGGTTATTTTCACGGATGATATACCGGGTAATCAGACGCTGAGCTGTTTGATCGAGGATATGAGTTATAACAGCAGTGTCATAACGCTGACACTCAGTGAAGCACCAGATTGGACATTCCCAAACCCGCGTGTAGTTATTCGTGATCAGGAGGGAATGGCATCACCGCTGCTTATCCCTACCAGGATAGATGATTTCACACTTACCGTCCCATACAGCAGCTCATTATCGCCTGAAACATGGATAATGGGTGATCCTTCAGTTGAGCCACCACGTCTGATGTTCTGTTCTTCAACCCGCGTTGGCTATGACGCTCTTATAGGTGAGATATCCCCGGGAAGTGACGGAACAAATGATGTGACGGCAATTCAGTACAACCCAGCAAAATATCAGTACGACGATGCCATCTACCCCGGCGATGTCGCTTAGATAATAGTTAATAACAAACCCGCTTCGGCGGGTTTTTTTATTTCTGAGGAAGCTATGACAACCTATAACACAGGCAATCCGATTGGTTCTACTGACCCTCGGGATCTTTACGACAACGCGCAGAATTATGATTTTGCATTAAATAGCCTTACTGAGGCTATCTGGTTAGACCGTTTTGGTGTTGGACGTCGTACCTGGTATGGGCTGGAAGTAATGGTGGCCGATGCGGCGGCTTCATTTGGAATCATTACATTGTCTGGCGTTAGCTTCACAACCGGGGCTACAGTTAACCTTAATGAAGCCCTGCTGAATACTGCTAACAACACATATTACAAATGGACTGGTACTTTCCCGGATGGAGGTAAAATTGTTCCACCTTCCTCCACACCAGAATCCACTGGTGGTATTGGCCCCGGGAAGTGGCTTAGTGTTGGCGATACGGTTCTTCGAAATGATATTGCAGCCGATGATGGATTTAAAATTATCGGACAGAAAGTTAATTATGGTATTCCATCCGGTGCGACCTTAACGCGTGGGCTCATCTGGGCGTTTGATAAGTCCAAGGGTTGGCTGAGAGTTGGTGGATCGGACATTGAACCACTTGATGATGAGAGGAATTATTGGCGCGGGCTACCATCCAGAAATTCATGGGGTGACCCGGCCATGATCGGTGATTACTCGGTATCATTTAACCGCAATGGTGCCTCATTTGCGGTTTATACCACAACGTTTGGTCATGATTGCGTGACCTATGGTGTTGCATCTCTTGCTGGAGGCGCAGGGAGTGCCACAGGTAACCCGGATGACATTACCTCGCCTAACGCAGAGGGTTATTGCTCGTTTGCTTACGGAAAAAATGTCATCGCTCTTGGTGCAAAATCAGCCGCACTTTGCGAAGACACGCAGGCTAATTCCAGAGCTTCTTTTGCTGCAGGATACTACTCTCAGGCAAGGGCTGGATTTACAACTGACCCTGGCGGTGTGGCAAGTGATGGTGTTGGGGCGATTGCCTTGGGTTACCAAACGCGAGCAGCTGGTGACGGATCTTTTGCTGCAGGAAGAAATATTCAGGCATACGGCGGCGCGATCGCTATTGGTAACGGTATTAATGACGGAAATCCAGCGGTAAACCCTTCCAGAGATTCTGTATCTCTTTTTTCGAAATCAGTCGTACCGGGGGTCACTGTTGCTCCTGGAGCGGGGGGGCTTACTGATTTTTCTAAGGTTGGTATTCATAGCCAATATCCGAAAGAGCTTCTTGATGTTGTCCTTCCAACTGGACAATCGGCAGCACTTCGAATCTCAAGCTCTGGGGCGGGAAATAGTGGGAAGTTGCTTCTACAGGGAACCGCTAATGATGGCTCTGCGTTGACTATCGCGACGCTTGAATGGACCAGTGTAAATGGCGGTGTAGCCTCGCCTACAGGAACACTAAAAATAAATATGAACAATGGCGCACCGAGCATAGAGCTATCTACGGATGGAATGATTGCCCTTAAGAACGTAAAAACACTGGCAGAGATATCCGGTGCCCCGGCTGGCACCGTTTATAAAGATGGATCCAACTTCCTTAAGATTGTTTAAGAGAAGTCATCGCCAAGGAAGGCTGTGAGGAGAGCTTCTGCAATCACCCTGTGGCCCATATCTGCAGGGTGGTTAGCGCCATTGCCAGTGATGGCATAAATATTCTTACGATGAAGAAGTTGAAACCATACGTTTGTGATATCGACAAATGTCACATGATTATATTTCAGTGATAATTTCTTCAATTCTTCGCTGTATAGCGGGAAATATTTCTTCTTAGGCAGCACCCATTCAGGGTTTGGCAGAGTCGAAGAAAGCAACACTATTCTGGCGTTCTTATTTTTGCTTTTAATATTTTTTATCAAAGCGTCAATGCTGAAATAGTATTCTTTTGGCGGCAAATCATTTGAGTCATTCATGCCGTAAGAAAGGATATAAACATCAGAATCGAGCTTTGTCAGCCTTCCGTCAGTACTGTAGTAGGCATTATTAGAGGTCCAGCCAGGTACCGATGGATTGTAGTAATGATATTTCCCGCCCTTCACCATAGACATGTAAGCAGAGACCAGACCAACGTATGGAGGCTGATGCGGCTCTGAGTAGATGTCTGTAGCATTCGCACCATACGTGATGCTATCCCCGTAATAAGTCACCCTCATGTCTTTCAGACTTTTGACGTAATTACGTAAGTCTGTAACCCCACCACTCATCTTCAGATAAAGACGATCGGCCTTTTTGTAAGACGCCGAAATCTGATATTTCTGGTACTCAGTCGTTACATTAATGTTGAAGTTTTTATCTTCTTTCAGAGGCTTGTTAAATCCTGATTTTGCTACCGGGATAGTTGATCCTTCAGGGATTGCTATCTTGTTGCCTGATACCCTGAAATCGGTACCGTTATGATAGAGTTCGCCGGTTGTCTGATTGAACATCATGACTGGGCCAATTGGCCTGAATAACAGTCTGTCGCTCTTAAAGTCCTCAGATGCGTAAATAGTATCCGAATAGACGAATTTCCCACCAAAGAAAGACGGGTGAATATTAAACTTATTCACAATGTTGTTGCTGCACTTAACATCCGTACACGTCGTGTAGTCATCAGGAGCAGCTGGTATTTCAGCTGCGGAACAAAATGACACAGACAATAGTGAAGCAATAATTATTTTTTTCATTTAGCTTTTCCGTATGCTTTTTTCTTTATCCAGCCATTAACTGGCTTTTCAATAAACTTATAACAGGCAAGGGCAACAAACTGGCAGTAGATGTAATACACGATAACGTAAGGCACGATGCTTACTGTCTTATCGAGACCAAACTGTGTCCAGACAAACAGGAATACCGGAGCAGAAATGCCGTGAGACAGGTAAAGGCTGTATGAAGAATCGCCAAGCAGCAAGAAAGTACGGTTATGTGGGATGACTCCTTCGAGGCTCAGCGCCGACCAGACAATCACGAATGCCGGAATACCCCATGTTAACAAACGAGAATAGTCGTTATAAGCGAAAGCACCCGAGTTAGCGAACGCAAAAAGCGGGAAGAAAGAAGCTATACCAATCCACGCCAACCACTTAGGCAGGACGCATCCTGCTGAGTACATCCGGTACAGATACATGCCAAGGATGAATTCGATAAACATCTGACTGGACAGCGTTACCAGAACTTTGCTTTCGCCATGGGCCAGCGCGTTACCAGCACCGCAAACTACGAGGGCGCAAATCGAATAAAACTCGAGTGAGTTGGCTTTCTTGATGCCAATCGCAAGCAGGCCAGCGAGTAAGAAATAGAACAGGAATTCAAACTGCAAAGTCCAGCCAATGCCAAGAATAGGGGGCTTGTCGAAGTTCATGAACGTCATCGTTTTGACGATCCACATGAGGTCAAGACGCGAGCCATTAAAAATATATGCAAAATCTGCAGTTGGGTGGGATATGGCGCCGGAATCAACCAACCATGATATGAATACCACCACCAGGGTTGCCACGAGGTACAAAGGCCATATGCGAGTTATGCGGCGCTTTATGAACCCCAGCGGCGTTAATTTTGGTGTCATGCCATCTTTATAGAGGCCGCCGTAAATGATGTACGGCATGATAAAACCGCTGATGATGAAGAATATGTCAACACCAACACCACCAAGGTTTGTTATCAGTGGGGTGATGCCATAAACGGCAAGGTTTGCGTGAGCATAAATCACGAGGAAGGCGGCTAGAAACCGCAAATATTGAATGTTGGCGATCATCATCAACTTTCTTGTTAGTTAAAAGGCGTGTGATTTTAACAGTTAAGAGGATTCTGATCATTCTGTTTGCAAAAGCGACTTGATCAGCATCACCGATCAATAATACTGTATATGAATACAGTATTATTGTGAGGTAATCATGCCACGCACAGCAGACATAAAGACCGCCTTTATTGCGGCCATAAAGCTTAACCCTAAGGGTTACCAGTATCTTCGCACCGAGAGTTTTATTGAAAAATTGAGGGAGCATAACTGGCATTTTACACGATCAGATGCCAATGCATGGATAGAGCGTTACCAGCCAGACTTCGCTGATAAGACAACTGATAACAGTGATAACCGGTACTGGATCTTGCGTAATATGGGGAGGGTGTTCTGATGGGTTTTCCTTCACCGGCGATGGATTACCAGGAGCAGCGGTTGACCATCGATCTACTATGCGGAATTGACGGTAATAGTCGAGTAATCGAAACGAATTACGGTTGGGCTGTGATTAACTTTGCCATTCGCCCAGAGCAGGGAGATACACTGCTGGTAAGAATGGATAACAGAAACGAGTTTGCAAAGCTCTACGGTGAAGCACTAATAACTGAGGATGGTGAAGCTATAGAGGGTGAAGCTCTGGATGATGTAGAGGTTTTTGGCGTGCTAACCCATAGTCTTAACCGGGTTGGGAACGCCGATTGCGTGCCAATTTAATATGGGGTTAAACCATCATTCCGCCATAGTTTCACCATTGAGATTTCATAGCAATAAAAAAACCAGCCATAGCTGGCTGGTTTTAAAGAGTATTTTTGGTCGGCACGAGAGGATTTGAACCTCCGACCCCCGACACCCCATGACGGTGCGCTACCAGGCTGCGCTACGTGCCGACGCATAAAAAGAATACTACTCGATT